GCGTCTCAGATCCCGTTCGAGCGAGAGTATCTGTGAATGCTTTTTCTGCAGCTTCTTTCCCAGCAGCCTCAATCCGACCCGGTAGTATTCGATCAAGACCTTTTTGAACAAGGCTTCGTGGTGCATCGGGTAGTGTAGGTGTAGGTGTCGGTCGCAACGTGGCCGCTTGTTTCGGGTCAAAACCAGTCCGCATCAACGGCGTACCAGCCGAGGCTCCCGTCTGTCCAGCAGCCGCAATAGTGCTGGCAGAAGGCTGTATTGGCGCTTGGATTGCACGGTCAAATTGAGCCTGAGTGAGCGGTGTAACACCGTCCCCCTGAAAGCCTACAGTCTTAAAAGGGGCAACTTGCGCAGAGAACGGGGCTGCATTTGGACCCATGTCTACTGCAAGCCCTTCAATTCCCATCGGTGTACGGGCAATCGGGGCAGCCTGCTCACCAAGACCAAAGGTGCGAACGCCAGTGTCTGCAGCAGGGGTTGTGCCGATGTTAGGTAGCTTAGCTGTTTCCGCCGCTGCAGCAGCAGGCGTGCTCATGCGATTCATAACACCCTTAGAAACACCCGCAGTTATGCCGCCGATCGCACCCGCCTTCAGAGAGTCCTTCAGGTTGCCACCCGCGAGCAGAGATGTTCCGGCGCCACTGACAAAGCCACTGATGCCTGCAGCAGCTGCGCCACCGGCAGAGGCACCCAGCATACCTGCAGCGGCAGGGCCAGCAACCATGAACAGCGCGGTGCCGATCACAATCTTGCCGATCGTGGTGTTGGCGAACTTCTTGACCGCCTTGCCGAGCTTCTTGAACATTTTCTTCAGGAAGAACTCAGGCATCCCAGTCATTGGGTTGATCGTGCCACTGCCGCCGTAACGACGCAGAATCTGGGCTTCAACCGGGCTGATGTGAGCGAGCATGGTGTCGCCGTAGCGTCCAGCCTCTGCCATCTCACGCGCCATTGGGTTTAAGCTGGCGATGCCGCCCTTGGCGAAGCCCTGTGGCGGAAGCATGTTCTCCGGTCCACGCAGCTCGTCCAAGGCGATGTTCAGTGCGGCAAAGAGCCCCGCATCAAACGCCTCTGGCAGAATCTCCTCGTCCACGCCCATATCAAGGTATTTCTGCCGAATGACAGGATACTCATTGGGGTTGGCAAGCACCTCATCCACCATCGTGTTGAGCATGTCGATGACCTCGGGTGCCACCTCAAGCTCTGCCAGTTCTTTGCGGAACTCGGCCACTGCGACAGGATCTGCCTGCTCGGCAGTCATCAGCATTTCACGATTGATTTCGGTAGGCGAAACCTGCTCGCGCATTTGTTCAAATGCAGCAAGCTGATCAGCAGAGGGTTCGGCGGGAGCCATTTGGGGGGCACCCATTCCCGGCATAGCATTAACCATGTCTTTTTCCTTTAGAAGTTAAAAGCCACACGGGGCTGCGCGCCGGGTAAGGTCGCGAGAATACTTAAAATTATCAACGAAGATGCCTTCATTGTCCACTCTTACGACCGATCAGTCTCTAAATAGGACAGCACGAACGTCACAGTCGCCACGCTTGCCGTCACCTTGAGCACGTCTGTAGCTTCTAAGATACAGGGCACGCCGCTGAAAACGTCCATCGTCTGATTCGTGGGCAGCTGATAGGTCTTCAATAGCAGGTGCGCCGTAGCACCTCCAGCTGGGTAAAGGTTGACTGAAATCGACGCAACCGAGGCGTTACCGTTGGTCACTCGCAGCGATGACAGCACAGCCGTGTTGGCCGCTGGCACTGTGTAAATGGTCGTTTCTGTCGTCGCAGCGGGTATGAGCGGCTTTCTCAGATACTTGTTTGACATGCTGATTACCCGGCTGACACAAAGTTGATGGTGAGGATCACAGACGGTATCTCTGGCCGCGTGGGGCTGGTGCCCGCTGCGTAATGTTCAAGATACACGTCAACATTGTCGGACCACCACGCGATCTCCAAATAGTTCACAGCAGGGTCGGTGACCGTGAAGATACCTGTCACAGCGGGCACCACGTGCGCCCAGATGGTTGCGCTCTTGCGCGCAGGTATATCAAATCTGGTATTGCTGAGCGGGTAGTTTACACCCGTGTCCTTCGCCCAGATCTCAAACTCAGCTGCCGTATTGCTGCGATTGGTCATCTGCAACGTGAAGGTCACCAAATACTGTCCGCTGCAGGGGACGTAGATCTTGCTGTTGTCCACCACGCGGATGCCGTTGGACAGCGCAACTGTATTGTAGGTAACCAAGTTCTCGCTGGTGATGCCGGCACTGGTCTGATCAGCATCTGAAATCAGCATGGCGTGTGGCTGCATCATGCCGTTGGACAGCTGGAACCCGCGCACACCACCAGCAAAACCGCCTCCCGCTCCGCTGCCTGCGCTCATCCATGTTGATGCGCCGGCAATGTTCTCACCGGTAACGGGGGTGTAGGTCGTATTCAGCTGCAGGATAATCTGCTCAAGCGAGCGCACCAGCTGGTTAAACTGCTCGGGTGTGTACTGCGCCGAGGCGTTTGGCAGACGGACGTTGTTAATCTTGCTCATCGCAGACCATCCGGCTGCAGGTCAACACGCAGCGTACCGTAGCGCCACGTTGCGCCCAGCTGGTTGTTCTCGATGGTGATGGAGATCTGCCGGCCACGCGCTCGGGTGTCCACTTTAGTGGTCGCTGGCGTAATGATGTACGGATCAAGCGAGCTGGGGCTTGCTAATGCCTGCGGGAATGCGCGCAGCAGCAGCCGTATTGTCAGATCCCCAACTTGGTTCTTGAAGTCTGGGATAAAGCGCGACATCAGCAGCATGTTGTCGCCATCGCCAATGTCAAAGTAGCCAGAGGTCAGCAGGGACTCCAGCGGCAGATTCACGTCGTCTGTGCCGGTCTCATGCTGATAGATCAGCGCCCTGCCAGCAGTCAGCCCGTAGATCGTGCTGATGGTGGCGTCGGTTGCGTCAGGCTCGTACTTCGAGGCCAACGGCTTGGGGTAGGCGCTCAGATCTACCCACGACGTTCGTGCCATCGTGCCGATCGCCCATGTGTTCTCAAGATAATTGTACGTGACGCATCGATCAATAAAGTCGCTGGTAACAGAGCAGTACCACCACGTCACTTCGTTAAACTGGCTGTTCAGGCCAACATGTACCTTGGTCTTTTGCACCTGATTGAGGTCTTTAAAGACATAATCCTGCACGGTACAGGGAAGCTTTTTCACCGTACCATCGAACAGGTAGAACGCCTCGGTGCCCATCCAGAAGGCAAGACCGTTGACGTCCACCGCAGCGTGTGGGCCAATGCATCCGCAGTTTGCACCGAGCTGCTGGAAGCCGAAGGTAAAGGGTGGTCCGATGTACTGCTGACCGTGCAGCGCCGTGTCGGTAAAGATCAGTATCTGACCGCGAGAGCGGATCGCCGTGACGATTGTGTTACCGTCCGTGAGCCGTTGGCCGCCAGCCGTGTTCGTCGCGCTCTCAACAAACTGAGTGATGTCCTCTTGATTGGAGAATCGCACAAACATCGGATCTTGCGTCGATGGACTGCCGATAGTGGCCTCCGTCCCAAAGCAGACAAGATGCCTGTCTGGAGTCGAGATCAGGGCGTACTTGCTCTTGGTCGGCGCACCTGACAGAACCGTTGCGCGTGTAGCAACACCCGCGCTCAGATCCCAGTAGTACGTTGGACCGTCCACCAGCTGGCAGATCACGTCCTCACCGTAGGTGTCGAATTGCCAGACTCTGGAGTTCAGCGCGACGCTTGTACCAGCGGTTCGCGGTGTGCCCCAAGTGCTCAAGCCCCACGTTCCAACGCCCCAGCCGAAGTCGAAGTAGTTGATGTCAGAGCCGACGTTGATCTGATAGGCACCGATGACACTGGCACCGCCATTACCAACGTCAGATGCATTGGCGGCAACAGGCGCAGTGATTGTGTAGCTGCCGGAGTTGATGACCGAGGTTACTTGGTACTGAGCGTTTAGGATGGTAGCAGTAATCGCGCCACCTAGACTGGTAGCGCCGGAGAATGTTACGAAATCACCCACGATTGCGCCGTGACTACTGTCGGAGACAGTGATCGTTGCCGAGCCGTCAACCGCCGCAAACGTCACTGCGCCAGCGACTGTGGTTTCACGTATGGGGGTGATGTCGCTCCACGCGCCATTGACAGACACGTACAGCTTTCGGTTGGTGCCAACAAGGACATAGGGCACTCCAGTAAGGCTGGTCCATGTGAACACCTCACTGACCATGCCCACCAGATAGACTTCGGTACCTTCAAAGTTAATCCAGCCGCCTATTTTCTCAGGCAAGCCGTATCTGAACCGCACGTTATCGCAGTTCGTCCAGCCGCCCTCAGCACCGTATTCGGTGTTCTGCTTATCGATGCCGGGGGCTAGATTAAGTCGAAAGTACGCCATCTAAGCCCTTTACATCATTTTTGCAGGTCGTGTACCTTTGATTGCAACGCCAGCACCGCGCACCTTGCCGCCGCCCGCACCGCCTTTCTTCACTGCGCCACCCGCTGCGTAGCCTTTCTTAGCCATGCCGCCAGCTGCCATCTTGCCTTTGCCATCCGCTGCGAATGCTGGGACTTTCTTGCCGTCCTTTTCAACCATCTTCATTGCGCCGCCTGCTGCCATACCTTTAGCTTTCATCATTTTCGCTCTCCGAGTACAAGTTGTTAAAAGTAACTGCTGGGTCTAGATAGCTATCGTCTTGCTCCGCACAGTGTATCCACTGACTCGGTTTAAAGTCCGGTGCGCCTTCGCCTGTGACCCAGTAAGCTGGGCTTGTGACGCGGACTCGATTATTCGGTAAGGCTACAATATTACCCGTCCATTTACCAGCATCGGTCAGGATCAGGACATGGGTCTGCTTGTGCTGGGCGGGGTCTTCGGACACTTCGCTCTCGGCGTAGTCAACGGTAAACAGGTATCGCCCCTTGTAGAACTCGTTGTTAATCTTGCACAGCCACTGTGATGGTTTGGCGCGATCTATAGAAATAATGCTGTGGTGGTAAGAACTGCAATCCCACGGCTGCACAAAGTGCGTCTCCATCCGCTCAGGCCACTCTTCCAGTGGTATGTCTCCCACTAACGCAGTGATCGGCATTCTTGCCCACATCGCGCCGCCGTGTACATTCGGCTGGCTACCATCGTCTGCTTCGCACCCGGTAAAGATCAGTTGAAACGACAGACACCGATCAGGCATTGTGGTGACCGCCACCGCCAGCGCGTGAACGTACTCGCCGTGATAGCCCTGATGGCCGTTAGTGAACTCTTTGCGTACCCAACACTTGAAGTACGGAATGTTGCTTATAAGATACATCTAGCCCCCAGATAAGAATAAAGCTCGTTCTGCTTCTCTGCGTCTGACCAGACCGTTCAAGACCTTGCCGCCAGCTTTAGTCCACTTTAAGAACTCATCTGCTGCGCCATCGTAGTCGCCGCGATTGTACTTCATTCTTAGGGTGCTTGACTGCAAGTTACCTAATCCAACATTGAAAGCAAAAGAGACAATTGCGTCCAGATGGCACTGATTATCAGCACTAGCAGGACATAATCGTAATACGCCATCCGAAAAGCGTAATAAATCTGCCTCAAGTAACGAATCAATTTCGTCAGCATTCCAAAGCCTGTTATGTTCGCTGCGTAGTGGATAGCTGGCTCTCTCGTCGGTTTTGAGCCGCGCTTGGTCTGGGTAGAGTACATGCCCATAACCTACAGTATGAAGCTTTGCACTGCAAAAATATGGAAATGTTCGAAAACCTTCAAAGCTTTTAATTAATTCTATGCCGCGCTCACTTGCCTGCATTGCTTGCCCCTATCATTGCCCATGTGTATAATTGACAATATGAAAAAGATTCTTATAAAAGAAAAAGGTGTTGAATGGCTTGTCCGTGAAGACGGAAAAATATTAAGGCCGGAATATACCTCGCAAACCACAAGAATAAAGTTTGGGAAACCCCAAATTTTTCAATCAATTTTTCCTGAAAAAGAAATATCTCCTTGGGTTGCTCGCAATGGCTACTATACTGTTTCTGCAAAATTAGGATCAGTCCGCCCAAAAATGCTAGTGCATAGACTTATAGCAATGGCTTTTGTTGATGGGTACTCAGAAGGTTTAACAGTAAACCATATCAACGGAAATAAATTAGATAATAGACCTGAAAATCTTGAATGGATAACTCGAGCTAACAACACAAAACATGAGTGGGAAACTGGGCTGGTTGATTTGCGCGGAGAAAATGCCCCAAACCATAAGCTAACGCAAAAGCAAGTAATGCATATACGAAAAGCATTAAGGCTTGGAGTTTCTGCAAATTCTTTAGCTATCATTTCCAATGTAAACCCATCAACAATTTATTTGATACAAGCAGGCAAACGCTGGGGCCATTTAACCGATTGTTTAGACCTAGATTAAATAAACCTTTGCTAAAAATGCTCATTTCTTATTAAAAGCCTGTGACCCGAACCAAAAGCTAATGATGGCAGCTAAAATTGCCATCTCGTCATCGCTGAAAACCATATCCATTGCTTCAGCAAACGCCACACCAGTGCTGTACGCGTACCAGATACCTGCCACATCAACCACCACCAGCAGGCCGACAAAGATATAGGTGACCATAGGCCGAACAGAAGCCCTGAGATTGATCACCCACGTTGACGCACCCTCACCGATCTTCATGTCGTGCTTCCACATGGCAAGCTTTTCTTGGGCTTGTGTCTGCATGGCAATCTGCTCGGTCTTGATCTCCTCGACTCTGGCTTGTGCCACAAACCCCTCACGGGCAAGTGCAATCTCGCGCTCACGATTAGCAGCCATCATCGCCAGTTCGTGTTTTTTATCGCCGCGGTCCTGGACGAAATCCAGTACCTTTGGCAAGCCACCGGCAGCGAATCCCATTAAACTTGATATTAAACTCAACATGATGATTACCCTATGTTTAAAATTATGCCAATACCGAATGCGATTATGATGCCGACCAAGCTCAGTATCACAGCAATGGTCAATATGTTTGCAATAAGTTTACGCATCTTCCTGCGTTGATTTTGAATGGCCTTTGCGCGAGTGTCTTTGATTCTTGCCCGATCCCGCATCATCGCCGTGTATTCTTCTGTTCCCCATCGCCAGACGATAAGCTCACGCAGATCACGCTCTTGCTGCTCAATTTTTTTTCGGGCTACCAGAGCCTGTAATGCTTCTTGCTCGACACTTCCGCTAGCAATCAGCTTTTTAAACAGTGGCGGGTCTTTGGCTTCTTCTTCAGCAGACTTTACGTCAGCCACGGCTCCGAACCAGGTTCCCAATTGCCCTGACATGTCCTCAAGCTCCCTGCCCATCTCAATGCCACGCTTGATGACATTGTAGGCAGATGTAGCTATGGCTAGAGCGGAGACTGGATCAAGCATTACTTATCGGCCTTCTTGTCCAGCTTAGAAAAAACCTTGTCAAAATTCTGATTCATCTCTTGCCGAAAGGTTTGCATGTCTTGCCGGAACTCCTCGCGACTTAAAAGAGCAGCCTGCTCACGTTGCAGGTTTTCGATCTTTCGATCCTGATCTTTATTGTCCTCCCGCGTAGACTTAACGAACCAGGCTACTACAGCACCGGCTCCAGCCATAAGCAGGTCAATCAGGTTTGACTCAGGCATGATCTACTCCTACAGGATCGCAATAATTGCAGACTCTAAATCAGCCGCTGTTGTCTCAGTGGTAAACACAAAGTTAATAGCACAGTCACCAGAATATGGACCATTGATCCACCGAAACTGGAGTAGATTGTTGTCCATGTCTTGGCCGGTAATCTCGGCCTGCGGGTGAGTTGCAGAGCCGGTGTCTACAATCAAGCCTGTCGCGTTTGGCTCGACTGTAATACTTGGGTCAGCAATGTAAGCGTCAATGCCAGCAACAACGTCTGCCTCGGTTGTGGTCGTAGTCCAGAGGAATGGGATTACCGCATCGCCGGTATCTGGCAAGGTTGCAGTGATTGTGTCCTGCACAAAGTCCACTTGGTGAACCAGTGCCTCACCCGTTGATACTGTAAGCTCAAGTGCTGCCATTTTAGCTCTCCAAAGTCGTGTACGAAATTACCCAAGCGATTGACATATCACTATCCGTATCGGGGTCTACTGTAAGTTTGAGGTTAGTGCCGTCTGTCACACGACTAGCCAGCGTGAATGTCGTTGTCCCAGCAGCCAAGCCTGTTGTAATCGTCACATAGCGGTCAGTGTCGGAACCGTTACCGATAATAATGTCGTGTGGTGTTGCGCCTGAGACTGTACCCACGATTGATTCAATGTACGCATTAGCCGGTAAGATTGCTTGGTTGACACCACCGATGTATTGCAGCTCGTTAGTACCTGCCCATGTGTTTGTCCAGCGAACCTGTCGTTGTTGTGATGTTGGTCTGCCAATGATGGTTGCACCGGCAGCAGGTAACAGAGCATGATTACCGTTGCCGCTTGAGTCGAATATCTGGCCTGTGTTGCTCTGTGCGTCTGCTGCGTTCCATTGTCCGGTGATGCCGATTGTGCTAACAGTACCTCCTGACTCAATATACAGCGTGTCACCAACAGTGATGCCGCTGACAGAATTATCAGCAGACAGCATATACAAAGCCCATGTGGTTTGACCCGCCGCAACTATTTCCTGATTTATAGTTGTCCATGTGTCCGGCGTCAGTTGTACTGGAGTGCCGGAAGCCGTTGGCGATCCAGCCCCTGTTAGAAGTATAATTTGCACGCCTGTAGTGGTCACATTACTTGATGGCAAGTAGACCCTAATTTGTGATCTTGATCTATTTCCTATTCCAGATAAACTTATTCTTGGCCGGACATTGCTAGTGCCTGTAGCAACTGCTCTCAGGGTATTGTCTACGCCCCCTATTCCGTCAATGTTTCCAGTAACCGTTGCGCTTGTACCCGTAAATCCATCAGCCCCCACACTAAAATCAAACGTCTTTAACGGAACCTGACTCGCCCCAATATCAGCCAGCGCAGGGCCATTGACACACAGGCTCAGAACTTCTGCTGCGGATAGGGCGCGGTTGTAGATGATGGAGTTTGTGGTGTCAGAGGCGGTTCGTGCAAGGTTGTTCCCGCTTATATATAAAGAAGCCGAGTTCGCCAGAGTAAAGGGAGCACCAGCTGTTATCGCTAACGCACTTCC